TTAAATTTTAATATTACCTATTAGTTTTAAATATATTTCTATTGCCCTAAAATTATTTTCTTTTAAGATGAAATAATTTAGAAAATCTGATAATTTATTTATCCATATTTCATCGTTATCTTTTAATGCTTCTTCCATGGCATATTCATAATATTTAATGTTACAACTTATCTAAGTCAAATTAGTACAGACATGCTATCATGATAGCATGTCTGTGTTCAAGTATTGCTAACAAATTGTAAGTATAATTTGTTTTACAACATATATTTCCCAAAAATCTACTTCTTTATGTTTAACATCTTAATCATAATAGGAATTAGTATAAATATTAATAGTAATCCTATGCCCGATACATACAAATTATCAATATAGATTCCTATAGTCATTACAATTAAAGGCAGTATCATCATAAATGCTCCTAAAATTATCCTGTGATTCTTTGTATATATAATTCCTAATAGCCCAATAATAGATATAATAAGAGCTACTGTTATAATTATTAATCTAGATGCTTCACCATATTTATTTACCATAAGTCTAGTAAATAATATACTTACTAGGACTAAGAGAGCTCCTAGTAATGCGCTATTTTTTCTCATATATTATCATCTCCCGTAATAATTGTCTTTAACTCCACTCGAAATTCTATCTATAACTACACCGGCTCCAACACACACTCCAAATCCTAAAACACCTATTAATAATGCTGGTGCACCAGCTGCTATCAATGCTGTACCCCCTAATCCTATAAAATAACCAGCACCAAATCCTAGTAATCCTGATGCGACATCTAGAGTTGCACCAAAATACTCTCCATCATTAATACTATTTTTTACATCCCACACTGTAAATGCTATTGTACCTGCCACCCCAATAGTTTTTCTAGCGACATTTGCTCCTGCTGAATATTTAGATACATATCCTCCAACCCCTTTACCATACTGTACAAAAGTTGGAGTTCCTTTTACTACATAACCTGCTCCAACTGAAGCTAATTCATCTAATGCACCTGACTTAAACCCTTTTGCAGCACTTGCTCCATAATTAAATGATTGATTTTTATTAGGTAAAACTTTACTATTGTTATTTTTCACTATTTGAGAGGCCGATTGAATTGGAAGTCCTCTTGAGATTGCAATCTCGTCATCCCAGTTTGTAGCAACCATAGGTCTAAATCCATTTTCATCTTTTAATAACACAGGATTATTTTTACAATATGCAAATAAATTATGCCCCAATAATTCCCCAGTCTGTCCTATTAATCCATCAGCATTAATAAACCTTCCCCACTCAGGATTGTAATACCTACTCTGTAAATAGTACATTCCAGTTTCGTTATCATACCTATATCCTCTATATCTATATGGATTCTTAACTCCAACACTATCTTTTAAGCTTCCATCTATAGATATTAGTTTTCCCCATGAGTCATAGTTATAAGTTACAACTTGTTTACCTGTGTTATCTATCAAACCTATTATATCACCTTGTAGATTTCTTACATAGTAGTATTCTACTGAGTTTAGATTCATGCTTACTAGGATTCCACTTCCATCATAGGTATAATAGATTTTATCTATATTGCTTCCATTAGTTACTTCCTCATATACGACTTTATCACCTTGTAAAGTATACTTACTTACTACTCCATTTACATTTTTCTCTGTTCTTATACCACTTCCATCGTACTTATAACTTATAGTGTTATTGTTTCCTGCTATCTTTGTTAATGTTCTTCCTCTTTCCCATGTGTAAGTATATCCATCATAGGTTAGTGGATTTCCTATAGCATCATAAGTTATGTTTTTTCCGTTATAAGAAGTAAGTTTGTCTTTCCAGTTTTTATCGCTATAATCATAAATAGTAGTTCCTACACTCTTATAATCAGTAATCTCAACAAACTTAATATCATCTATTACCTGCCAAGCGTTACCTGAACAATCAAAACCTAAACGCAGGTTAACTGAAGTAACTCCTTCAGGACACACCCAAGTATTATTTGATTTATTCCAAGTTTCGCTATTATCAATTTTATAATCAAGGAAATGGTATTTTCCTAAGTTATCTAAAATATATGTACTACTCCTTGTTATCGCCCCAGCTTGATGATAATAGTATGAAACTTGATAAGTTTTTCCAGGTGTTACAGGTATATTTTGATTTATAAAAGCATAATGATCTTCCGTTTTACCATCTACATAATTTTCTGCATGTAAATATATATATTTATCACCAGTATAAGCTCCCTTTGTCCATGTAGTATCATTATTGGTTCCAACATAAGCGGTCATATTTTTTTGGGTTGTAAAAGATATTGAGTTTTTCTCAATTCCTCCATCTATAAACTTATTTCCTGGGCTTGCCAAACCTTCTTCAAACCTTATGTCATCTATTACCTGCCAAGCGTTACCTGAACAATCAAAACCTAAACGCAGGTTAACTGAAGTAACTCCTTCAGGACACACCCAAGTATTACTTGCTCTATTCCAACTTCCGCTATTATCAATTTTATAATCAAGGAAATGATATTTTCCTAAGTTATCTAAAATATATGTACTACTCCTTGTTATCGCCCCAGCTTGATGATAATAGTACGAAATTTGATAAGTCTTTCCCGGTGTTACAGGTATATTTTGATTCATAAAGGCATAATGATCTTCCGTTTTACCATCTACATAATTTTCCGCCTTTAAATATATAAATTTATCGCCAGTATAAGCTCCCTTCGTCCATGTTTGGCTATCTATTTTTCCTATGAAAGCAGACATATTTTTGTTTCCAACAAATGATATACTACTTTGTTCTGCTCCACCATCTTTAATTAAATTATTGACCCCAATAACTATAGAGTCACTATTCGTTAGAGCTTGCGATGTATATACATATTCGTCTTTATTCTTTATATTTCCTCCTGCATCATATGTATATATTATTGTTTTGTCAAGCATCTGATTATCTTCTCTTATAAGCTCATTAAGTTCATTATAGTAATATTTTGTGGTTTTACTATTTTGAGTACTTGTTTCTATATTCCCATTCTTATCATATGTATATTTTATTTGATTACCATTATTGCTTATACTTCCTACTTGAGTACTTGTTGAACCATTTACTCCTGGCAAGTATTGAGTTGTAGTTTTGTAAGTAACATTATTACCTAAGTTTAAAGTTTTTTCTTTATTTCTAGCAATCTCGTCATATGTATACTGAATAAAGTTACTTGCATTATTAAATGTAAACTTAGTTATTTTATTATCTTTATCAAAAGCATAAGAAGTTTCTCTCTTTTGTCCATTTATAGTGTTTATTTGTTTACTTACATTATTATTAGCATCATATTCATTCTTATAGCTATTACCTTTAGAATCAGTTAAATTTACTAATCTATCTGAAGAATCATAGTTATACTTATATGTTGTATTGTTTGCCTTATCTTCTAATATAGCTAAATTTCCACTAGCATCATAACTATAGTGTTCTATTTCTGCCCCATTTACCTTTTTAGCAACTACTCTATCTAAATTATCATAATTAGTTTGAACTTTAGCTCCATTTCCATAGGTAGATTCTATAAGGTTTCCACCATTTGCTTCATATGTGTTTGTTATTAGTCTTTGACTTCCTACATTAACTCCTGTAGTTCTTCCTAAAGTATCATATATGAAGTTATAGGTAAATCCATTATGACCTATAGTATCTATTCTATCATTTTTATAAGTATAACTATTGGATATATCTACTCCATCTACTTTTTTAGTAACACTTGATAATGCATTATTAACATCATATTTATAATTTGTTACATTTCCTTTAGCATCATTAGTTGACGTTAAAGTTCCTTTAGTTTCATCATAATTATAACCTACTGTGTTTCCTAATGAATCAGTTACTGAACTTATGTAGTTTCCATTAGATGTATATTTTGCACTTGATTCTATAAATAATGAAGTTCCAGATATTTTACTCTTTATAGCATTTCCATAACTATCGTATTCAAAGTTGTAAATAAGGTTTTCTGCTGTTGTAGCTTTAGTTATGTTTTTCTTTGCATCATATTCATACTTAAACTGATTTCCTTTTGGATCTGTTGTTTTTATTAAATCATTGCTTCCATTATACTCAAACTTTGTTTGTTGCTTTGATAAATCCACAGATGAAATAATATTCCCTTTTGAATCATACTGATAAGTGTCTCCAAACTCCTCTTTATATACCTGTATTCCATCAAACAAAGCTTCATTGGCATTGTTTGCGTAAGTTAAATAAATATGCAAGTCTGTGTAATCAGCTTTAGCTTTTATTACGCCATTAGCATACTGCCAGTTTTTAGAGTCTCTATTAAAATTTATACTTTCCCACTGGTTTCCACTTGATGATATAAATACAGGCTGAATAGCAAAAGCTCCATGTGCTACTGCTGCTCCTTTTCCCCAGCCACTAATAACAAAAGTATCTCCTGCCTTACCGCTTATTCCAAGGGTAGTATATATTCTTGTATCTTTACTTGAACTACCTGTTAGTTTGAATACAGCATTATCAAGATAGCTTGGATGGTCGTAATCTGATGTATTTAGTGTTGTATCACTTGCTTGGGAATATGAGTTATTCCAAGTATCTCTCCATCCATTAGGAATTTTTGAACCACCAGACATGTCTGAATTATCTACTAAGTTCAATCTATTAGCTACATTTCCTTCTTCTAATTGAAATCCATCAAAATACGCTGTTCCCTTTTCACCCTCAATTGAGACTCTGAGTATTACTGTATTATCGTACGCATCATTAGGAAGTGTAAAAGTTATTTCAACTCTAGTCCAATCATTATCTCCTGTTATATATTTTGATCTAATTGCTTGATAATTACCATTTTTATCTTTATAATGAGCTACTATTAAAGCCCCTTGACCTTTGTTATTAGTAACATTCGTAGTTTTTGCATAAGTTGAGAATGTATATGTTTTTCCTTTTACTAAACTAACATTTTGACTTATATAGTGCCTCATTACATCATCAGTTTTTGTTACCATCATGCTTCTTTTCCCTAAGTAAGAAACTGCATCTGTAACTCTAGCTTCTCCAGAACCTCCATCAGTTCCTGGATAATAGCCCCAATCATATTCTGCACTATTATTTCTAATTAAATTATTTACAGTCTTCTGTAACTTTGACGCTAAAGTCATCTTATTTACATTAGTTCCATCTCCATATTGATATGCTTGTGCATATCCTGCTGCATCTCTAATGCTTATAGTTTTCCCAGCATTATCAAACTGATAGTAATTTACATTCCCCTTATTATCAGTAAACTTGGTACTATTAAAGTTGTATTCATAAGACATTGATGAACCTACAGTACCATCTGCGTTTCCTTCTGTAACTTTTTTAATTCTGTTAGGTGACTGTGAATAATACTCATAGTTCATTTTATAACCATCTATATTAGTTACTGCTGTTAAATTGTTTTGTCCATCATAATCATATACAGACTGCTTTCCATCTGAATAAGTAATCCACTTCATTATATTTGTATAGTAGTCAAACCGAACTCTTGTGTTATCTGGATAATATATTTCCTGAAGCATATTATGAATACTGTATTCAAGCCTAGTTACTCTTCCTGCTCCATCTACTACCCTTTTAAGTCTACCGTTTTCATATTGTAGGTCAATTTTATTTCCATTAGCATCTATTATTTCTTCTAGATAACGGCTATTAAAAAGCAAGCTATTATTAGCCTTGTCTTTAATTGTAAATGTTCCATTTGAGTTTTTTATCAGGGTTAGTTCTCCACCATATTCTTCTTTCATCTCTGTGCCAGTATCTTCAAAATATCTACTAGTCCCATCCTCATCAATGTATTGATAATACCACTTAGATCCTATTTGCCTGTGAATTATTTCTTGACTTAAGTTCAATCTCCAACCTGGTCCAAATCCTATATCTGTCCCTCTATCATTACTGTTGTATACATGTTTAATAACTGTTGGAAGTCTATTTCCACTCATAGATACATCATCGTGAACATGAATAACATTACCATTATAATCATTTATATTTGTAGTTCCTGCTCTACCTACTGATTGTGAATGATATGTCCAGTATGGTTGTAAACCAGAGTTATTAACATAGCTAAAATATACGCTTGGATAACCATTTGAATCAGAAGTATCTGAAGACAGATACGTTGAATGACCTGATCTCTCATCATTTTTCTTTACACATAAGCCATAATTATTACCTGTAGTGTACCACTCTTTTGCTATATCTGTTATATCCCAATACTTCCAGTTATCATTTGCATTGCTTTCATAATCTTTTATTGTCCAGTCTATTGATGGTTGGTTCCCCCACCTTAATCCAACATTGTTCCAATCGCTTGTAACTTTATGTACATCAATCTGACCATCAGTTCCACTTTGAGTTGGTATCTTTAGTAGATATAATTTCGCATCTATTATCATATCTCCCATACTAAGCTGAGGTAGATTCACAAACTTTATAAATGTTCTAGTAGGTCCTATTTGAGGAGTGCTTCCTACTCTTAAAAACATATTTGTAGATTTATCTTCTGTATCATTAGCTGCTACAAATGTATCTCTTATATCTGAGGATCTTACTGATGATTCAAAAGATGGGTCTACTATTATTGGATATTGTCTATCCTTTGAGTTTATCCATTCTTTATCTAATTCTAATGTAAGAACATATCCTTTTCCTTTTTTATCAAAAGAAAGTTTTACTCTATCAGTTTGCTCGCCTTTGGCATCTACCATAAATGGAGCTTGCATTCTCATTATTTCTTTTCCAGTATCCTTATCTGAAAGAATAATCTGATTATCTTTTAGCTCTGGTTTTAAATTCTTCATGTTAAAGTTAAATGAAAACTTATTTATATCAGTTTGTTTATTAATTATGATACTTTCTTTGATACTATCTGAAATAAGCTTGTACTCTAAATTTATATTAGGTTTAACTTCTTCAAATACAACAGATGATGTTGTTTTTATTAATGTTGCCTTTTTACTGTTTTCAAGTTCTGCTTTCTCTTTTTTACTTAACTTATTTTCTTGCTCCTTTGTAAGTCCTAAAAGTTTGTTTACATCTTCATCCGTAGTTTCTTTTTTATTTACCTTTACATTTTTATCACTCTTTATGTTCCAAGAAACTTCGTATTTATCCTTATTTATAGAAACTAACTTATCTGCATTAATGTTTTGCGCTATAGATATTTTAAAGTCATTACTTTTATTCTCTAAGACCTTATTATTTTTACCCTTGCTAATTTCCTTATCTTTAGATACTTTTTCAGTTGGTTTACTATCAGTTTTTACCTCTTTATTTTGAGCTAAAATCTCTTTTTCTTTTGAAGCATTTTCATTAGGATCTATTAAATCTTCAGCTGATTCTTTAACTTCTTCTCCTGAAACTAAAGAACTATTCTTAGCAGTATCTTCTGTAGTTTTAGTAGTTGCTTCATTAGTAGATACATCACTAAAAATTGTAGCTTCTTTTAATATCTCATCTTTAGATTCTACTATCCCCTTGGTATCGTCTTTTTCTACTAGGGTATTATCAATATCTTTCCATTCTGAGCCTTCCTTATAATGTACTGGATTGTTGTACATCATTGCTACAAAAGTTCCATCATCCTTCATAAAGTGTTTAACATTTTCTTCTCTTTTTTCTGTTACTTCTCCTACTATAAGGCCACCTGATTCAGCGCCTTGCTGTACTTCTACGCTACTATCTGTACTTTTCTCTTTAGCAACTACATTATAACTTGGTATCATAGTCGCAAGGAATGTCATTAGTAACGTTAAAGTCATTCCTTTGATAAATTTTTGCATTTTTCGTCCCCCATTTTGTCACATATTTGTCACACAATTATAGTATCATTGCTACGATATCAAACTAAACAGAAATAATAACAAAAATTACGACAATACTTTTGAGTAATTAATTGAAATTTTAATATTAAATTAAAGTTATCTAAAAAAAGACTAAGAGTTAATACTTGAACCTTGATTTTTACACTAAAATTTATATATAAATTCTTTTACTTATCCAGTGTTCATTTCTGACTTTGCAAAAACATATTACTATTAGAAATAAAAATATAATTAAATAAAAAAAGCCACAACAAAGGAAATTAATCCTTAGTTGTGGCTTCAAATAAACTATTTAATTTTTTCTACTCCTATACATATAGCTTCCATTCTTAATTCTTGTCCAACAGTTCCAACAGTTTGTCCATCATATCCACTGCCTGTCCATCCAATATTTTGAACATGAGCATAGTATCCTACTCTATAATCACTTCTTAAGTTACCATTGTTGTCTACAACTTTTATTTGAATAGCTTCTATTCTTAATGCTTCTCCAACAGTTCCAGCTGTACCTCCATCTTTTACCCAAGGCATCCACCCTTTGTTTTGTACATGAACTCTATATTGTATATGAAGATTTTTATCATTTGTATATGGAGCCTTTAATCTAATCTGAATAGCTTCCATTCTCAAGCCTTGTCCAGTAGTTCCTACCATCACACCATTATGTTGCCATCCCATCCAACCTCTATCCTGAACATGAGCTTGAATTTCTATAATAGGATCTAGATCATAATCTCCTTCTGCTTTTGCAACTAATCCATTTGAGAAAATCAAAGTTAGCGCAATAGCCATAAATAATGTTAGCTTCTTAAGTGTTTTTTTCATTTCCATCTCTCCTTTTAATCTTATTTTTCCACATGTAATTTTATCACTTTTTATAACTATTGTTACAATTTTGTAATAAAAGGTTAAAATATAGTAATTAACGTTTAATTTTATATAAAATTCAAATTTTGTGACAATAATCTTTTAATCTGCATATATTGTTATAGAAGGATAGAAAAGAACCATTTTTGCTTAAGAAAATTTTTTTAGCCCCTGTATCTTAATTGATGCAGGAGCTTTCTATCTTATAATCCTAAAAGTTTTCTCCAAGTATTTTGTCCAACTATTCCATCTGCAGATAATCCTCTTGATGCTTGATAGTTTTTAACTGCTTGTTTAGTATTAGGTCCAAATACTCCATCAGCTGTTGTACCAACTTTTGATTGAATCCATCTAGTAATATTACCTTGAGCCCCTTCTTTAACTAGTGGAGCTGCTGCTAAAGTTTTAGGTCCAGGTATTCCATCTACTACTAATCCTGCGTCAAATTGTGTTTTTATTTCCTGCTGTAATGCTCTTATAGAACTATCACCAGTATTCACTTGCTGTCTTGGTTGCTCTACAATGGGTTGTTGTACATTTATAAATATGCCCTCAGTAAAGTTATTTAAATCAACGTTCCCATTGATTCCATGTACATTCCCACTAGAAGTGTACTGATGTCCTACAACTTCATTGAATCCTGTAGACATTGGAGAACTAACCCCATAATGTGCTATCCACGCTTTATATCTTTTAATTCTGCTATCTAAGTTATCTCTACCAAAGTAACCACCTGTATAGATCATGCAATCTATTGCTGAAAGCTCTTTAAACTTATTTAAAAACTCCAGGCATCTATCTGTTATTTGTGATGAGCTTCTATTTTGATTATTAGTTTCTATGTCTAAGCAAGGTAATATTTCATATTGCTTATCCTTTATAGCTTTATAAAAAGCTTCTGCCTGTTCTAAAGGTGAAGTGCTTTCACTCATGAAGTGATAAAACCCAACTGGAAAACCTATCTCTTTAGCTTTTTGATAATGTGATTCTAGTAATGGATCTTTATAGGTTACTCCTTCAGTAGCTTTCATAATTACTACTTGAACAGAGTTTTTAAGTGCGTTAAAATCCACACTTGGTTGGTGATTTGATATATCTATTCCTTTTATCATTTTTACATTCCTCCAATTATTTATTTTTTTAATTTAAAAGGAGCCATAAGGCTCCATGCTCTACTCTGATTTATTAATTTGCTTAACTAACTGATTAGCATAAACTGCGGAACCAACTACAAGCACACCTTGTACAATTGCTTGAACTGTGTACCCTAACATAGATATAGATGCAATAACCCCTATAGGTAATAGTACTATTGGAATGTACTTATCAGATATCCTTTCAGTTCCTTTCAAAATCATTCCTAAAACATAAAGTGCTGGTACTAAGATTAAAGCATTTTCAGTTATAAATTTTGTAAATTCCATTTTTTCATCTCTCCTTTTATTTAAAAATATTGTGTTGTACTGCATAAAAAAAGAAAGCTACAAAGCTTCCAACAAGTAAACCTATAAACCATTTTAGAATTGCCGTTAATGCCCCTATTTGCTTACACAAATTCTTGATTTCTGTTTTTAGTTCTACACTATCCTTATCTAATGAGTCTAGTCTTTCCCCATGTTTATTGATTCTCCTTTCATGTTCATCTAGCTTTTCTGTGATTCTTTTATGTCTCTCTAGACATAGCTCTTCATTCATATTACACCTCACTTCATTATTTAAAATATAATAAGAGAGTTGATTTATTCAACACTCTTAAATTCTTTTAATAATTATATATACTTGCGTGTTTAAATTTGATATATTACTATTGAATATATTGATTTTAGGGGGACAGTTATGAAAATATCACAGTTAAAAAATAAACCATTTATCATTTTAGGTATTATTTTGATACTTATAATGTTATCAACTCCATTGGGTGTATACGCATACAACACTCATAATTATAATAAATTTACAACACTCGGCGATAACTCGCTAGCCTCAGATGAATTTGATCAAGCTATAGATAATTATAGTTCCGCATTAAAGTATAATAAAAAAAATGAAAGTACAATTAATGATAAAATTGAGTTAACGAAACAGCTTAAAGAATCAAAACAAAATTATACTGAAGCTCTAGCTTTATTTGATGAGAATAAGTTCTTAGAGGCTGCTGATAGTTTTAAGAAAATTCCTGAAGCCGACTCAAAATATTATAATACTGCAAAAGATAAGATAGATGAATGTATGAATCAATATATTAAAGAGAACTTTAATAAAGCAAAATCTGATGCTGCCATTAACAAATATGATTCTGCTATATCTCTTCTTGAGAATATATTGAAAATTGAAGCTACTAACACTGAAGCATTATCATTAAAAGAAATTTATACAAAAGAAATTCAAAATACAAAGCAACTTAAAGAAGGGACTGTAAATAGTTCCTCACAGTTAGCTTCAAATGTAAGTCAAAATGCAAATAAACCATCAAATGTAAGTAATAATAAAAATAGCTCGCCAAGCACGAACAACATAAAAAATAATTCATCAAATATAAATGCTACGGCTACAAATAATAGTCCAGTTCCTAATGTACAATCACCTTCTAATAACACAAGTCCATCTAATACACAAAAAAATACGTACCCCATTATAGTGAAAAATCCTGGTCCTCACCCTGGAACTATGTACACTGGTAGCAAATTTCCACCAGATATTGATATTCCATATAAATCTCTTTTTCATGAAGATAATTTGGGTTACATGACTGTGACTGTGGGAAGATATCCAACTTGGAGCAACGAAGTCTTTGAAAGCTGGGACTTGGAAATATTTCTGTTTGATAATCAACTATTCTTTAAAAGGAAAGACCACAATATGAGTCCTATATATCCATCTAATTATTATGTAACTGTTAAAAATAGAGAGACTTCAGAAATTTTATTTAAATATATTCCAGAATAAATATTTGAGATATAATATCTAAATTTGAACTCAGATATTATATCTCTTTTTTCATTCATTTATATTCATATGATTAGAAACTTTGGATTCTAATTGCTCTATAATACTTTTCAACTCCTCATCTACTGCAATAAAACTTCTTTTTATATTAGAAGCTTTTATAGTTCCATCATCACCTACATCTGAATAACTATAGGTTAATCTTTTACCCTCTGCAGTTGTTATTATAGCAACTCCTGTTAATTTTAGCATTCTCACACCTCCAATAATTCATCTGTTAAATCTACATATAGTTCTTCTTCTACATCTGAGCTTAATACCTGTTTTAATTCATCATCTATACTTTCTGCCCCTTGTTGCTCTACATATTTTTCTTCTAATCTCACATGTTCAAATCCTTTTCTTTTGGCTTTTAATTCCCATGAGAACTCAGTTCCTATTTCACCTTTTACAATAAAGTAGTTAAGATATCTTTCTATCCTACTAATAGCCCCTTGGTAAACTTGTGTAAATACATGATATTCAATATTTACATTTACGCACTCTCCAAATATTTCATCTGTACTTACTATACATTCACCATATTCATTTATCTTTCCAAAACCTAAGTCTCCAAAATAATTCTCTGTGGTTTCATATGCATATAAAAGCCTTTTCCCATAGTTTTCAGTATCCTGAATACAGTTTTTAGATCCACTTACATATAAAGAAGTAAAGTTAGCAGAACCACCATCATAAACATGTGCTTTTCCTGTAGTTCCTAAAGCTCCATTGTCTAATCTAATTGCTGCTGCAAAGTTTCCGTTACTATCTTCATAAGCTATATCTAAATACTTATTTCTCTTTGCTCCAAAAGACATTCCCCTTGTACTAGTTTGTCCAACTAACTTTCCTGCAAATATTGTTCCACATATACTGTTACTATCCCAATCATTAAAATCAATAGTTCTATTAGTGATTCTTATTGCCATATTTCCTGTAGTTGTGTCATAGTTAGTAAAATCTCCCCTAATACTCAAGTTACCATTTGTATCTCCTTTAAGTACTTCTACTCCTGCATTATTTAGTATGCTGATAGCTCCATTTCTTACTTTTAAGCCACTTTCAGATACATCTACACTTACATTAGCTATCTCATTAGCATTAGGGCTCCAAGCTGTAGAATTCTCTCCATGCTCTAATTTAAAATCATACCAATCTACCTGTAACCCTTCTGCTCCCTTTGCTCTTTGTGGAGCACTAGCTTCTAATGTTAATCTTAAAAATGCTGCTGGAGTAGAAATTGTAAATGTTACTGGAACTATATTGTTAGAATCTATAACAAAGTTTCCTGCTAGTTGCCAATTCACATTATTATCCCATATAGACAAAGTTACTTTTGCATATGTCCCATTTAAAGCATTAATACCTGGTTTAAATGTGTACTTCCCAAGTGGTAAGTTAACCCAAAACTCTTTTACAGCTTTTTGGTACTGGTTTCCTCCCCCAGTTGCTATTGCGTACCAGTGCCAAGCTTTTCCTGACACTGCTTTATCTAATTGTATAACTGAATATGATGGAGGTTGAATGTTGTTGTACATCCCAATATCCCACTCTCCAGTACCAAGTAAAAAGGAACTATTCTTTATTAGATTATTCCCTCCTATTTGACCTACTGCAATTCTAACCGAACTAACATTTTGAGTAATAAGTGTACCAAAATCCCCTTGATTTACTTTTAAAGATATCTGGTTACTTAATTGAGTTATTGAACTTTCTGTATTAGTTACTCTAGTTGTAAGGACTGTAACATTCCCATTAGTAGTATTTAATGCTGACTGATTGGCTTTGGTTGCTAAATCATTTGTGTAGGCTGTAGAGCTCCTAACCGTAGATATTATGGAACTATCTGTAATTTTTAGCTCTGCACTACTTATTCGAGTTGTAAGAGAACTTATTGAACTATCCAAGCTAGTCATCTTGCTGTTATAAGCACTTGCCTCCACCTTCAAAGCTATACTACTACTTAATTGTGTTATTGTAGATTCTGCTGTAATTATTCTAGTTGTAGTTGAATCTATTTGTCCTTGTACATCTTCAGGGGCAGGACTCCAATCTGTAGACTTAGAACCTTTTTCTAATTTCATTTCTTTAACTAAAGCTACTCCATCCGTACAATTAGTACACTGAATGCAAACTTTTATATTAGTTTCGTCCGGAACAAATGTAAACAAATAAGTTGTGTAATCACTATTTGACTTATCAGTAATCGACTTGTTTATCCATGAGCCATTACTCATTCTACCCCAATATAGATTTAATCCTGAACCTACTATAGGTGTTGTTATTTTTATTTTCACACTAAGAGTATATTGCTCTCCTGCTACTACTGGTATATTTGATTGCTGTATATATGAAGTTGCATTTTTATTAGTTGTAAAAGTTGCTATACTATCAGAAATAACAATTTGATTAGAAGAATCGCTCTTACTCCATCCTTCCCATTTAAATGTACCCCTTAATAAATTTCTTCCTCCAATGCTCAAATTATTTATACTACTATTTATATCTGTCTGCGTAACCTTGCTTACTATTTGTCCTTGCAATACACTAATACTAGATTCTGCAGTAGACACTCTTGTAGTCAACGCTGTTACATTACCATTGGTAGTATTTAAAGCTGTTTGACTTGCTTTAGTGCTTACAGCACTATCATTTGATGTTTTATAACTATTATAATCGCTCGTATTAACCTTTAGGGTTATAGAATTATTTAAGCTTGTTATACTGCTCTCTGCGCTTGTTACTCTTGTACCTAAATTTGTTACAGAGCTTTGAACACTACTTACAGTGGAGCTTATACTATCTGTAGTTACTTTAATTTCTGCTTTAGCTGTAGATATTTGAGTATCAGTATAATTTTTTTGGTCTTCTGGAGCTGGTGTCCAATCACTGTTCTTAGTTCCTTTTTCTAATTTAATCCACTCTATAGTACCTGTAGCTGAAACACTTGAAGGATAATTGTATATTGTAAACTTTCGTTCCCATCCACTGGTAGGAGCTGTTGCAACAAAAGTAATTGAACTTATTCCATCTATACTCGCAAAGTATCCTTTATGTGCAGTCCCTGAGTTTTGCCACATTCCGAACTTTTTACTTGCCGAACCTGTTTTTCCTTTCAGTGTCAAAGTATAAGTTTCTCCTGCTATCCAATCCTCTGACATTGTATAAGTTTTTGTGGCATAAAGTGTAGTACTAACAAGTTCATTTGAGCTTAACACTAAATTTCTTGTACCTAACTTCACATTATTTATAGCTGTAGTAATATCACTCTGCTCAACCTTCAAAGATATTTGACTTTGCAATACAGATATAGAACTCTCAGCACTGGTAACTCTAGTAGTAAGAGCTGTAATATTCTCATTTGTTGTATTAAGTGCTGACTGATTAGCCTTACTATTTAAACTGCTCGTAACCGTACCTTGGTAAGTATTAAAATCGGAAGTACTAACCTTTAAACTAATAGCACTATTTAAAGCTGTAATTGATGTTTCTGTAGAACTTATTCTAGTATCTAAACTATCTTCTAAAGTATCTATATCCTGCTGCCATATCTTAGCTTGTATCTGCCCTTGTATTGTAGTAATTGAAGTTCCTTGACTAGTAACTGTATTAGCTGTAGTTGTAACTGTAGATTTCAAACTATTAAAAGCAACTTCTAAAGTTTGATTTTCAGTATCTAGTTTTACTTTAGAAGCTAATAGCAAGGTTGCAGCTCCATTTATCCTGGTAACTAAACTCTCTTTTTCAATTTTAGTTGCATTGATATTAGCAGTATCTGAAACCATATCATCACGAATTATTTTAGATTTAATCCCTGAAGCTTTTAGTCCAGTTGCATCAAACATTAAGTTCCCTGAGCTATCCCATACATACATGTTATAGTCATTAGATGCATCCTTACCTATCTGAACCCTAACCCTAGTACTGTCTTTTATTTGAATAGTGTTATCTGAGATAAGCATACTTCCGCTACTAGAAACAATTCTAAACTTATTTGTAGATATATCTCCTGCTAAGATTTTACTCACACTCAAATTTTGAATCATAGCATCCTTAATAGCTCCATTAGCTATTAGTCCACTCTCAGCAGTAATTAAGCCTGCCTTTAAATTAGATGCATCTATATTTCCTGCTAGAAGTGTATCTATAACTCCAGCTCTAGTTTCTAAAGTTGCTATTTTAGCATTAGCAGCATTCAATTGACTTATTGTTGCGCTTCCTGATTCTAAAATCGCTATTCTTCCTGTTGCTGCATTTATATTATCTGCATTTAAATTTACTGCATTAACTGTATTTGCCAAAACAGTATTTATTGTTGCAACTTCAGCTTCTACTAATCTTATTTTAGCTGTCTCAGCTTTTAAATTAACAATATCAGCGTCATTAATATGAGCATAGTCTACAAAGGCCTTATTAACTATGGCGACTTCTGTAACTACTCTATTTAATTTTTTACTAGTATCACCAGAACTAGAAAAAGAGTTCTTATTTTTATTCTCTCCCTTAGCTCCTATCTCAGCTGTAAGTCCACCAGTATAATTAAATTTTTGAGCTAGGACTGGATGCTTTCTAACAACTCCTTTAACATCAGTAACGGTTACTATATCTCCAACATCAAGACTTAAATCTCCTTGCCACTTCATACTATAGCCTAGATAATTAAAGCCATTTAACTTAGTATAAATATCCTGGAGATTTGCATCAGTAACCCAAGGATTTTCAAAACCTAATTCCATAGAATCAGTGCCTAAAGATCCTTTAGATATTTCCTCTTCTCCAACCTTACAAGTAACTTTTCCAACCTTATATTTAATTTCTTCTCTCTTGTAATTTATATAGTTGTTAGGATCAATAGATAATGAAACATCTGCAGGTGTTACTATAGTAAACTTTCCATCCCTAGTTATAACAGCATTACCACCGCATATACTAGCTACATATCCCACTATTTCTCTACAAGTAAAGCCTTCCAATTTCTTAACTGTGTAAGTTGGAAGGCTTCCTGTAAATTGTACTCCTGTTTTAGCTGTTAGTTCATTAACTACTTGTTGTAATGTTGGATTATCTCCTAAGCTACTAAAATAAGCACTTTCAAATTTTATCATGTTGTCAAAGGCTGTTATCTTTGTTGTATAATCAGTCTTTTCTATATCATCAATATTAAATAAGCCCATAGGAATATATTCTATTGTTGAACCAATCTTAAGTCCTATTTCAACCTTAACTTGGCTTGTTGAATAAATAGTATCTCCAGAGTTTATTAATGTTAAATCTAAGGTTTTAGATACTGTAGTTCCTATCATAAATCCATCTGAAGGTTGAATGTTACCATCTATAGTAACATTAACAATATCTGAGTTATTATAAATTCTATCTCCTATAGTAATCTTACATTCAAAGGATCTACTAGGCCTCTTAATTTCAGTCTTATATGCCAAGCTTGTACTATACATAAGTCTACCTCCTTTCTAAAAAAATAGATTAGAGATTATTCCTCAATCATGTACTCAACTGCAGCTAGTATTGAAGCAGAAATATTACAAGAACAATTAAAAAGATCATCAAGTTTTATTAAATGTATATCTATTTCATTTTCAATAGTGCTTAGCTCTTTTGTATCCTTATTCCAATCTTCCAGTAATTCTTCTTGGATATTCATAGTTCCATTTTCATCTATCTTAGGTTTTCCGTCAGTATCTTTTACAGCATACTTTTTTATTAACTTTTGCCTTTCATTGTTGTACACTTTAAGCTCTTTTTCTATTTTATTGATATTTTTTGCTATAGCATAGCTCACCTTTACAGGTAGCTCCATTAAAGATAATTGTGATAATGCATTAGCACTATTTACTATAATTTCATTACTTAACTTCATTTTCAGTACCTCCTACAAATCCATCTTCAATCTTAAATACTTCTTCCTCAAACTTCTCCATGTCTTCTCTAACAGCCACTTTATTACTTGTATATAGCTCCTGGTTAATTATTGTTTTAACTATATTAGCATTGTTGTTTCCATCTGTAGAAATAGTCGCAGTCATCGCCACAACTTGACTTCCATTTATCATGCTTTGACCTGTTACTGTTATACTTTTACTTACATTTAACATTGTTTGTCACCTTCTCCTAGTTTGTTTACTATTTGAGTTATTGCACTTTCAGCTCTGTTTACTCTTGATTTTAGTTTTTCTAATTCACCATTTTCGCTATCTTTTTCTACTTTTATTATTATTGAATCTTTTGCCTGAGTAAGGCTTGTTTTTGAATAATCTGATTCAATAGTTATTATTATTTTAGACATATTTATCATCCCTCCATAAATTCAAATATAAAAAGAGCCTAAATGGCTCTTTTCTTAGATTTATTATTTTTCAAATGAAACTATTATAAACTCGGTATCATCATCTTTAGCTCCGAAAGAAACTTCATATCCAACATCTTCAAGTTTTTGCTTTACATACTCACTATCACATTTTTTAATTACATGGGTTACACTAAAAATACTTGATTTAACACTTGCGCTTATCGAAGCACTTATAGTCTCTAGTGTTTTTTCTCTACTCTCTGTAAGTCCATCCCAATAACTTTTAGCCTCTTTATAAGCTTCTTCTTTACTAGGCTGAAACTTTGAATCTTTATCAATCATCTCCACACCTCCTCCCTAACATAATTATTTCTATGTTAGATCGAAAATGTCCTTCTTTTGTCGAACCTTACCATCTTCCTATTTCTCTATAAAATTCATGGCTAGACCTTTCCACTTAACCTCTTTAGTTGTCTTATCATAAGAATATGCAGCAGCTTTTCTTGGGCCTACATACATAGTTTTAGTTACCTCTCCTAACTCTGGATCTGGATATGTGACTGTAAAGTAAACCTCTTTTACTGCTTTTAATAAATTCATCATTTGCGTATATGTTAGTGGCGGCCACTCTAGTATTAACTTTCTTTTCACCGCAACCCTATCTCTTATCATTTCACCATTGCCATTTCTATTAGTTTCTCCATCTATATCTTCTACATCTGTTTCATATTTTGAAGGAGTAGCAATATCTACTCCATTAACTTTTATCATATTATCGCTACCCCCTTTATGTTGGTATTAATGTTATACCACCTTGTCTTTGCATCTTTTTAAGCTGATTTAAAGCTACCTTCCCAATTACTGATCCATCTATTATTAAAGTTAAATCTCCACCATTTTGGTCTGTTCTACTACCTAATACATCACTTATTGCTCTAAATGTTTGTTCATAAATCTTACTCTCAGGAGAAACTATTTCACCTTCCCTTGTGTTATCACCAATTACAGCTAGTCTAGGATCGTTTGCTCCTACGTACCCTCCATTAGCTAGATAAGGAATGTTAGGTAAACTTACACCGAAGTGCTTTCCTCCTCCTGCCCATGATGGAACCCAATCTGGAACGTCAAAGGATATTTTGTTTATTCCTCTAATAGCTCCATTTATAAGTCCTATTACAGCATTTAAAGGAGATTTAGCTATATCTCCAAGAGCTCCAAATATACCTCTGAAAATATCTCTTACCCCTTGCCAAGCTCTGCTCCAATTTCCAGTAAACACACCTGCAATGAAGTCTATAACTCCTCCAAAGATTGTCTTAATATCACCTACGATGTTTTTAATATTTGTAGCCACACCTTCAAAAGTACCAAGGAATACACTTCCTAAAAATGCTATGAAAGGTTTTAATGCGTAATTCCATAAAAACATTATTATGTCTATCACTGTTTGTATTGCTGGTTTCCAAGCATAATAAATATCTATAACAGCTTGTATTTCTTTTATGAAAATATCAGCTAGAAAATCTATAAGTGGTTCAAGTACGTTTTTCCATAGAATTTTTGCAACTTCAATAACAGCACTAAATGCCATTGCGAAAACATCTTTTAAAATTACTGATAAAGGCTCTATAACCATATGCCAAATATCAAGAAGTGCAACACCTAAAGGAACTAATGCATTATTCCAAACATCCATAACAACTTCTTTCAGTTTTTCAAATACAGGAGCAAAAAAATCTCTTATTGCTGCTCCTACTTCATTTACCTTGTTTCTAAAATCTTCATTACTTGCATATAACAATCCAAAAGCAACTACTAATGCAACTATAGCTCCAATAACCCCAGTTGTAACTAATACCGTTGTTGATAGACCTGCTATTAACTCAGTAATTGCAACTATCATGGTAGTTATCCATTTAGATACCTGTAATACTATTACCATAGCTTTAAAACCTGCAACTAACCCAAGTATCACACTAATCATTCCAGTTATCGCCCCTGGACTATCAGATATCTTATTAATAAAATTAACTATCCAATCTAAGAGTGGATTCAATCCCTTTGAAATGCTTGGGAATATAGATATAACCCAATTAATTATTGGTAGAATGAAATTATTGTATATAGACAATGCTAATTTCCCTAAAGCTATTCCTAACCGACCAATATTCTGTAAAAATGCTTGCACTGGTGGAGTTGCTAACATGTCAAAGAAGCTTCTTAAAGTTGCTTTGCTCTTTTCTACAGCTTCTCTAAATTCCTCCATTGCTCCATTTCCATCTCTTGCCCAAGCTTCTTTAAATGGATTAAATATTGTTCCTAATACTGTTTTCATCTTACTTGCTAGTGCATCTGTTTTCTTTTGAACATCAGAAGTATCTATATTAGGTGAAACTATTTGAGGTATCTTACTTGAACTATCATCGCCAGAATTCTTATTGTTATTAAGAAGATTAATTTCATCAAACCCAGCCAATGCACCTGTTGTTTCTTTTCCAGCTTTTTTAGCAGCATCTCCATAGGCTCCCATAGCTGTTTTGGCTTGTATCAGTCCTTTAGCTGCATTCTGCGATTGCCCAAATGTTTTCCCAAAGATTGAACTGATAAAACTTGCTATATATGCAGTTGCTGTACTTAAAGCACTCATGAGAGTATTTATAGCAGGTAAGATAGCTTGATATATTGGCATAAATGCAGTATATAAGTTACTTTTAATTTGAGCCAAGGAATTAGAAAATTGATTGTTGGTAACTAATGATTGTCCTAAAAATGTTGTTAATGCAGTGATAGATTTCATTATGAATGGCAATATAACCATCCATGTTAAAAACTGTCTTGCTATCATTGCTACTCCATTACTCATTTTACTTATGTTCTTATTAGAATTTCCTAAACCATTAAGCCCTTTATTTATCTCTTTTATCTTTTCACTAAGCCGTCCAGCCTTTGTTGTTGCACTCTGAGACGAATTATTCACAGAGCTATATTTTGAGTTTAATGAATTTAATTTTCCCCTAGCTGCATCTGCTGAAGCGCTCAATTTATTTATTCTTGTCTCAACTTTTAATATCTCTTCCCTGACTTTAGCTGTGTTAATACTTGATGGCTTTTGCTCTCTTTCTTTTAATTCCTGCAGCTTAGTATATAAATCAATCTGCTCTTGTATTAAAGCAGGATCTGCTACATTGGTTTTACTTGTACTACCTAATATACTGTTTATCTCTGCATACCTGGCTCTTAGTCTATCTGCTTCTCCAGTATTACCTGCTAACTGTCCTTGAAGTTGAGCCAATTTATCTTTTTGTATATCTATCTGAGCATTGGTTAATCTTATCTTTTCAGCTAAATTATCCATCTGATTTTTTACAGCTTGAGTTCCTGGGTTTATGCTGCTTGTGGCTTTGTTTATTTTATTAGTTACATTTACTGCTTCTTGGCCAACATTCTTAAACTTTTCTTTTATTCCACTTAATTGAGCTGTGGCTTCTTTTGTTTTTACAGAAATAAGTACTTTTAACTCTTCTAATTCCACTAACTACCCCCCTTTCTGTTTGAATTATGGAAGTTAGCAAAATCAAGCATTCTTTGTTTGTGAATTATGGCTTCTTGATTAATTTTCTGATTCTCAAACTCCTCATATTCTTCTTTATATAGATCTCTATAAACCTCTATAAAGGGAACTGGTTGACTATCTTTAGATAAGATTGCAGCAACATTTATTCCTATACATTCAGCTAATTTATAATCCATAAAGGCTCTATTTTTTGCATCTCTTAAAATCCTTTTTTGATATGCTGAAATGGAATCCTGTATTTCTTTTAATGTTAATTCCCAAAAAGAAAGCACTGGAATTTCACACTCCAATGCTATTGGTAATAACTCATCAAATATTTTAATTAGGCTTAAGTTGCTTTCAGCTCCTCTTTGTTCTTGTCCCCCTCCTTCAGAGCATCCTTCTTGAAAAAACCACTAACCTCAAACACATCTATTAGCTCTTCCAGTAAGTCTGTCACAGTCCCTCCATTTTCTATATACTCATCATATAGATCATAAGTTTTATCTGTATTATAACCATGTTCCAATGCTTGTAATGAAGCGTGTAGAACTGAAATCATAAATGTTACAGAAGGTACTTTTCCACTTTGACATTCTATTAATTTATTTAAAGGAGATTCTCCTATGCTGCTTTCTAAAGCAACACAATCTCTCCCTCTTAATCTTAGTTTTAGTTCTTTATCTCCTACTTTAAATGTTTTAAATAACATCTATATCATCATCCTTTCTTTAAATTCTTTATTAAGATCCTGATGCTGGATCTACTACATCTATATCAGATTGAAGCGCTAAAGTTAGTGTAAATTCAATGGCAGCATTTACTCCTCCGCCTCCAAGCTTCACACTGCATTGCGCTTTAAATGTAAACTTCGTGCCATCTGGATATTTCTGTTGAAAGAAAATTAACTTTTTTTCATCTGCAAACTTTCTCAGGATTCTATAACTTGAACTAGCACTGCCATTTTCATAATTGAATTTATAAGCTAAATCACCATAGTCACCAATGCCATATTCATATTTTTTATTCTTTGATGCTAAATCAGTAACATCTACCTTTTCAGGATCAGCACCCATCTCAGGAACTTCTTTAAGCCCTGCTAAGCTTATATAACTTGTGGCTGCTTCTGTTTCTTTATATGCAAGCTCAATACCATTAGCTAACATCTTCATCACCCTTTCTTTTTAAAGGTTATAAACCCTCATATTATTTACATCAATAATTCCTTCAAACCTCATCACCTTGTGTTTTAATTGATTAGGTTCTGGAGCATCAATGCTTTGTATTCTTTTTAATCCTAAAGAAGAAAGTACCCCATCAACTGCGACTGCAATATCAGAAGTACTCCCATTATTCCATATATCTATTTTGTATCTTATATAAGCTAATTGCTCTTTATCATCTGTTTTGGTATGGGTTTTATTATCCTCTTCAATGTATTGAATGATAGGGAACGTAACCCAATCTGAAGGGTAAGAATCATTAATATTTTCAACTATCTTCTTTAACTCAGTTCTAATTAAAGGCTTTATATTTATCATTCTTTTTCTACCCTCCTTATAGTTTCATTTAGATCCTTTTTAATATTATCAACTATCTTATCTTTATTATTTTTAAGCGCTGGATATAGATAAGGTTGTGCCATTTGTCCCTCAATCCATCTATACCCAACATCAGGAATATTAACAAGCCATTTATCTTGTTTGTAGCTTAAAGCTCCTGGATATTTATCTTCTACAGGTGTAGTCTCTCCAGTCTTTCCAGTTCCAAATTCAACATATGCTGCATGATCACTATTAGTACTTACAGTTCCAGTAACACCTTCATCCGTAACTTCTACTTTCTCTGTTATGCTCTTTTTTAAATCTTCTTTATCTACTGGAACTAAATCTCTAGCATCATCTTTAACCCTTTTAGTTTCTTTTTTAACTGAATCAACTATAACATCTTCAAAACTAACTCCTAAAGAATCTAGTTTTTTTAATATACTATCAAAGCCACTAACATTGATACTACTTATACTCATAATAACTTCTCCAGTTCAATAACCAGGTGAGAATATCTTTTTATGCTAATGATTTTATAATCAGGTTTACTTTCTTTAGGTACATAGACACATATTCCATCACCTTCAGTCATAACTTCATTTTCATCATAAAGCATGTTAAGTATATAGTTTAATCTCTCTCCGTATATTTCTGCTTGTAGCTTCCCACTTGCAGGAGCTATATTAGCCTTTATTGGAATTGGTTCCTCTAAGTATCCTGCATACTTGCCACCTTCATTATCTTCTATTACTGTTTTTCTTTTTAAATAGTAAGGTTTCTTATTCTTTATTCGCATTAGTAACACCTACTATCTTTAATCTTCTAAAAGCATTTAAGCGTGATTTAATCCCCTCTGGTATTTCTGTAATATAGCTAACAGATACTCCATTTTCACTTCTAGAAGCTTCTCCCTCAGATCCTTGTCTATTATAGTAAGTAATAGCTAGTTCTCTTTGTAAACCCTCCATTTTATCTAATAAAATATCTCTATTACAGTAGTCTAATATTTCAGCTGCTGCATCCTCTAAAAGCATATTTAATAGATCATCTTTGCTTGTATCATTCTTATCTATCCCTAATCTTATCTTAAGTTTTTCTAATTGAGTCATATAATCACCTCCAAGATTAAAAGGAAGGGATTACTCCACTTCCTCTATCATCTTAATTAACTCATCCTTCTTTATTTTAGAAGGTATTTGAAGGCCCTTTTCAGTAGCTATTTTCTTTAATTCATCCATTGTTAAAGTATCTAAAACAACTTCTTGATTTTCATTAACTAATGTAGTATCTTCACCTACATATTCATTACTTAAATCAGTATACTGCTGCTTTTCTTCTACTAATTTAAATCCTTCATCAATTAACACTTTAGCAATGTGTTCATCATCAGTTATTCGCTCCACATTTAAGCGAATTAGTTTATGAACCACTCTTAGTCTCCTTTATGTTTGCAAATATTGAGTTAGCAGCATTATCTTTTACCCATATATCATGATATCTTCTATAATCCATAGCCCATGCATTAGCATCTTGATAAGTTTCAGGATCAAATATTCTCATATTATCCTGCTTAGTTACAGCTATAGGAGTTGTTCTTGGTAAGATTATAAAGTTAACATCCTTTGCAGTAGATCCTTTAACATATCCCCCTTGAGTTTGTCCTGCTGTTTTACCATCATATAAAGTAATAGCTGTATACAATCTATTTTGTGGTGTCTTTATTATAGGACATCCATCTAAAACTGGAACTTCAGTATCTATCCCTCCTTGAGAGAATGTTGTACTAGATATTTTCCCAGCCATAGCTAACTCAAATTCAGTTGCTACATCATAATTAGCATGAATAACTAACTGTCCATTATATCCATTTTCTCTAATAACTTTTATTGCATATTTTAGTTTTGCAAGAACTGTATCTTTAGAAGGAGTATAACCATACTCCACATTCTTATCTTGGGCTATTCCCATTGCAGTTGCTGCTAACAGAGATAATCTATAAGCATCTATCTCTGGAGTAACCTTAGTTCTTTGAAACTCACCCATGATAGTTGATGCAGTTACTACAAATCCAGTTTCATCTACATCATTTGCATCAATAACAAACTTTCTTCCTCTATCTTGAGTCATTTCTTTAGTTTGGTATGAGAAACTAACGTCTCCATCTGCAAATCCTGAATTACCCGCTCTTCCGTAGTTGCCTAATCCATCCATAGATAATTTAGGTATCTTAACTTCCTTTCCTCCAGTGTACTTAACTTGTCCAGCGTTAGCATCCATCCAGCCTGTTAACATCTCTTGTAATGCTATTTTGTCTAATTCCTTTTGAAATAATGATGCATACTGTATAGTATTTGCCATTTTTACATTCCTTCTTTCTTATAAATATTTTTTATTGTCCTCTCATAGCCCTTGCTATTTGAGCTTCAAGTGTATTCTCATTTCCTAAACCAGCCTTAGGAGGTTTACCACCTCTTAACTTGTCATTCACAGCTTTCTCTACCGCTTGTTGCCAAGAGCCTTGAGCTTTAACCCATGCTTTTTCAATTGCTTCAATTGATTTTTGACAAGATTCTGCACTTTCATAATGAAGTACTTCCACTAGTTCTATCGGTAAGTTTTTATCTGCTAAGGTTTCAGCTGAAGTAATTTTTAGTTCTCTAGTTGTGATTTCTTTTTCCCTTTTAGCTAAATTATCATTTAATTCAGCTACTCTTTTTTCTTCTGCATCTTTAGCCTTTTGAGCTTCATATTTAGCCTTTTCATTAGCTGTCATAGCTGCTAACTTTTCAGCTTCTGTTTTTGCTTCTTCTAGCTTTTGATTATATTCTGTTTCCCATTTAGTCTTAGCAGTTTCAAGAGCCTTAGATACTCTCTTATCAAACTCACTTTGATATTTCTTATCTTTTAATACATCATCAAAGGTTTGCTCACTACCATCTTTACCATCACCAGCTCCATCTTCCCCTTCGCCAGTACCAGTTGAAGTATCACCTTCACCTGTTCCTGCTGCTCCAGATCCTCCATCACCAGTATCAGGTGCCATAAATCTCCTTGAATAAGGATTACTTAAGACTCCAAAAAGTTGTAGATTCATAATTAATTTTCTTCTTTTCATAACTTCCTCCTTACCCCTAATGTTCAACGCCCACTAGGTTTAATTATTTTTAAACAGTTTATATCGTCTTATTTAGGACAAAAGAAAAAAGCCTTAAAAGTAAGACTTTATATCGTAGTTTTTCTCAGAATCACCAGCTTAAAAAATGTCGCTAAACATTGATTTACCGACACAAATTAATATTTATGATACTTTTCAAATTGTTTTTATAAGATTTTCTGCATAAAAATAATAAATACACAATCAAATTGCATATTTATTCTAATTGTTATTGAATATTATTCAACAAGGAACTAATTTTAAATTCTTATGCTTTTTGTGTTCTTCATTTATAGCTTTTATCAGTTCCTTGCCATCTATATTTCTAGATGCTTCCCTAGACTTTTTCATTTCTTCTAGTTCTCTTTTCATATCTTCAGTAACTTCTTCTAAACTATCGTTTTGTTTTTTGACATTATAATTTACATAGATGTCATATAGACTTGAAACAATAACTATTACAGCAGCAATATTAAGTAAAATCACTTATTTCTCACCTCCTTGGAATATCATCATTCATAATCAAGTACTCTCTTATTTTTCAGCATAATAAAAGCACCTACCTAAGTAAGTGCTTTTAATTCGTTTGTCTGTGGATTTCATCATAAATACTTTGAAGCTTTCTACCGTCATCATTTAAATAATCTTGATTCTCGAAACCTATCTCTAGTTGTAAATCTTCAACATATTCCATTAAATCTATTTTAGTATCTATATCTATTATCATTGTAGCAGTGTTATTTTCTATAGTTGTATTTATTTTTATAATATCTAAGATTTGTTTACTATCAGACAAAGCTTCACACAAATAGTTATAAAGTTGTTCTGGCAATTTAATTATTCTTTGCATTCTAAT